ATTTCGCTTGGATTAAGCAAGATATAGTCAATGTCCGACGTGAATTTTTGGACGTTAATTTCTTCGATGTTGTCCGGATTCACATACTTGGAAACAATGTCTATCGGGAAACCATCGAACAACTGGGTAACATCGTCCATCCAACCGAATTGATACCGCGCGGCCATTTCCGGCTTATCGAATTTGAATTGGTTTCGTCCAAAGGCCCATTCTTTCCCGTTACGCGTCACTTTCTGCGCCGTCAAGTCAATTCCGACAACCGGCGTTCCGGTATAAGACCCGCCCTTCATAAACCACGAAATATGTTCGATACGCAAAAGACCATATTCGTTCACATACCAATAGCAACGGAAACAATCACGCAACATATCGAACACGTTCCGCAATGTTATCGGGGCCTTTTGTGCCGGTTGGTCATAATCCGCCGTTACGATGTTCGATTTTGGGGTTATAAACAAACTGAAATCCAAATTTGAAATTGGATTCGAATAATACGGATAAAGGAATTCCGAATTACGATAATCTGCGCGAAATTCAATATCCGGGGCCACCTCTTTTAATAGAACTTGCAACACGGACCAAAGCGGATATGCATTTCTAATCGTGAACGGTTGCCGGGCGGTTTGCTCTACATACCAATTTAATAAAGAGAATGTAAACCAAATGGATATACGCCCCCATTCTTTCCGGGCAACCGGAAAGAAATCTTGACCGGTCAAAGAAAACGGTGCTTGATAATACTGGCCCGGTTGGTACAATCCCCATTGTGTCGGCGTTGTTGTAATACGCGATGAAAATTGAATTGTATTCGGGAAATTATACCCGATAACACGGTTATAATTCCGGTTGTTTTCCACAATATCATCATCCCCGATTGCAAACGTTGGTGTTGAATCAACTGTTTGCGTATCGCATATATAGCGCGAATAAACCGGGATTTCGTGAAGATAAAGTGTAACATTTCCGGATGCTCCGTTTTGCGGGGACAACGTTACGGTTGTAGGTAATACGTATGCATCCGGCAAACCGGTTGTTTCGTGTTTCCACAATATAACAGAATCGGAATTGCGAATAATATACCAACCTTGCACGGAGCCGCCGCCACCGCCTTGCAATTTATATTGTAACGTGTAATCTCCGTTATCGTAATTTTGTACGCCTTGCGTATTCCAGTTAAATTTTGAACTTGTTATTATTCCGGTCAACATATCGGGCAATTCGGGTGTTATCGTACCCGAAACATCCGCAATTAGCAACGATTTATTTATGGCAAAATTTAGTTTTCCATCTCCGGTTTCCACAAGTTTTGATTCGTCACTTTCCGGGTCACATTCTTGTTCCCACCACATACCGGAAAGGAAACAACCGATAACAGACTGGCCCGGGACGTAAACTTGTATCATTGGCCGTTTATCGGCCTTTATTTCGTTCATAGCCGGGGCCAGTTGGATAAGGTCGAATTCCTTATCCAGTCCGGCCAAGATATCGTTATACTGGTCATAAACGGTTGGTTTGACCGCGACCGTCTGCGCATCGCCATCAAATTCGCAATCGGTTTTCCAAAACGTCCCGCGCCAATAGGATTCCCAAGAATTGCCCGCGTTGTACGAAATGAAGATTTCGACAACAAATTGTGTGTCGAACGCCTTGGAAACAATGAACGTATAATCGTCACTTTCAAAGACAAGTTCGCCGGACAACTTGGCCCGGAAGAACTCTTGCCCGGATTCCTTTTCGAAATTCTTCGACAGTTCGCCGTTATAAATCGGGTATGCCCTTTGCGTGGTTTCCCCGGCGGTCAATTCAAACTTATATATCGGGTTCATTACGATTTGATTTTGCGGGTTAAATTCTTGTACCGGATAATCGTATTACCTTGGCCGTCCACATATTGAACGGTATTCCCTTGTTCACGGATGGCGGCAACGTCTTTTTCAAGGCCCGACACGTCTGTATGCCCGCCCATCATTTCGACGGCATACTGGGACATATCCTTGTTTGCACGTTGGTAACGGTCCGCAAACGTGCCATCGTTGAACGAATTAATGACATCCGGAATAATATGGCGGTATTTCCGGGAATTCCTCTTGTTGATAACGGCAAAGAATTCGCCACCTTCCGCCCGTCTGCGGGTTCCATCCTTCTTTGTTCCCAAATCAATATCGTGGCCGGATGCGTGGGAACCGCCTTGCAACAATTCAACGGTTCCCTCTCCGTATTGCTCCGTCTGTTGTTTGGTAACTTGGACGGCCTTAACCTTTGCCGCCGCGAACGCGCCCCACATCGTCGCGGTTGCCAATGCCGCCAGTACAAGTCCGATGGCCCCGCCACCCGAAAACGCTTTCCAAATGTTCGCCGTTGCCGTGATAAGACTGGACGCTTGTTGTATGGAATCCAACGCCAATTGCGCTTTCTGCGCCTTTTGTTGTTCCTTTAACGCCTTTTCCCGGTTTTTCTTCGCAAGTTCCAGTTCCTTTTGTGCCGTTTCGACGGAATTGGCATAACCGGCGTTTCTTGCTTCTATTTCGGCATCCAATACCCGTTGTGCGCTTTCCACTTGCGCATTGGCCGAATTCACGGCGGCTTCCGCCGCATTGTTCCAAGATTCTACCAACGAACCGATGGATTCTTTCACGGAATCAATGGCCGTATTCAACGCGTCTTGTTGTTCCGGGTTAACGCTCAAACCCAACAATTCATAAAGATTGTTATAACCCAATCGGGCGGTTTCTTTATTAATCCCTTCGATAGTCTTTTTGACGGCCTTTATTTCGTCCTCTGTCATTTTCTCCGTGGCCGTTTCATTCAGTTTGAGAATAGCCAACAAACGGGCCTTTTCTTGTTGCAGTTTGAAGATTGTTTTTTGCCGTTCGTTCCGGTCCAACAAATCGAATTCGGCTTGGGCCAGTTCTTGCGCGGCTTTCAAGTCGCGTTGCGCCAACTTATTGTTGAAATCGGCGGATTCCTTCAAACGCATCGCATCGTACTTGGCATTGATGGCGGCTTCCGATTGTCTAACTTTTTCGTCCTTCTGTTTGTTTTGCTCAATCTCAATTTCCCGTTGTTTCTCAATGTTGGCCAACCGCAATTGCAACATTTCTTCCGTCCCGTCTTGCGTAATGGCAATTTGCAATTGAATCGCTTGTTGTTCCGCTTGCAGTCTTTGAACATTCAGTTTGGCCACCTCATTGTTAAACGTCTTGACCGCTTCCAATTTCTGTTTGTCATACTTGGCATTAATGGCGGCTTCATCCTGCCGTTCGGATGCGGTCTTTTGCCGGTTCTGTTCCAACTCCAATTGCCGTTGCGCTTCGATTTTGTCTTGGCGTAACTGCAACATCTTTTCCGTACCGGCTTCCGTAATGGATATTTCCAAGTCAATGGATTCGATAACCGCCCGACGGTCCGCAATCCTTTGTTTCTTGGCGGCTTCAATTGCTTTCTTTGTGGCGGCATCCAGTTCCCTTTGTTTTTGGTCCGCTTCCAACTGCGCTTGTTGCGCTTGCCGGGCCGCTTCGTCCGCATCATTTTGTATTTGCATAAGAACAACGCCCGCCGCCTTGCGGATGGCCTTGGCGTTGTCGGCGGTCATTTTTGCAACCCTCTGTTTTTGGCCGAATCCCAACCACTTATTCAATACGCCATCAAATACGGCATCGTTTTCCGCTTTCTTTGCCGATGCGTCAAATTGGGCCACAAACCCGTTAATCCAAGTTGTCGCGGCTTCCGCGCCGTGTTCCTTGTAGTATTCTTGAAATCCTTCCGTGTACTTTTCAAACGTTTCATTGATTCGGGTTTCACGGGGAAAGAACAGTTCTTGCGTCTTTGTAATCAAGTCGGTTAGACTGGATATTAAAACACGAATCACGCCGTTTGATTCGCTGAATGCCAACGTTAGACCTTCCCAAGCGGATTTCAAAAGTTTCGTGGAACCTTCGACCGTTTCCAATCTTTCCTTTTGAATCCTTTCCAGTTCCCCGTCAACATCTTCCAATGCATCACGCAATTCCCGGGCGGAATCTGCGCCGGATATGAATGCGGTAAAGGCCGCAACGCTTCTGCGGTCCGTCAATTCCAATGCCGTGTTCAAATCCGTTCCGGCCTTTCGCAAGGTAATCAAACCGTCAATGATTTCGTCGAAATTCTTGGCCGGTCCGCCCATCGCCTTGGCCAACTTTCCGTTGGCATCCGCCAGTTTCAATATGATGTTACGGGTTGCCGTGGCCGCGCTTGACGCATCGAATCCGGCATTGGCCAACGAACCCAGTAATGCGGTCGTATCTTTGACAGAAAGACCAAACGCATTCGCAACCGGGAACACCGTACCAATTGACTGTTGGATGCGGTCGAATGACAACGCGGATTTGTTCGTGGCAACGGCCAATGTTGCCAAAACATCGTCCGTGTCCTTACTTGTCAAATTGAACGCCCGCAAGGTCGAACCGGCCACGGATGCCGCATCCGCAAGATTCGCACCGACCGCCGTTGCAAATTGCAGAATGGATTTTTGCATTGACATAATGGAACCTTGCCCGAATCCCAGTTTTGCCAACTCCGTTTGCAACTGGACCACTTGCGACGCGGTATATTCAGTTGTACGGCCCAATGTTAGGGCGGTATCTGTCAACGCTTCCATATCCGAACGCGTAACGCCCAATATCGTTGACAAATTGGCGTTCGCTTGTTCGAATTCGCGCATTGTCTGCGCCGAACCGGTAAGATAACGAACGAACGTCATTATTATACCGATTGTTCCGGTCATAACCGTTGTAAATCCTTGCATCGCCTTTGATGCCAACGGCAATCCGGACGTGCCGATTGTGTGCAAACTGGACCGCATATTGGTTAAATTCGTGACAACTTGACCAATCGGCCCGGGCAACGCCTTTAATGCGTTTTGATAATGTCCCACCTCTAACGTATATTTTCCGGTCGCTTGTTGTAAACGGGACATTTCTTCATAAATCAAGCGGGTTTCCGTTTCCAGTTCCTTACCCACCCCGGCGGTTTTCCGTTCTTCCGCCGTCATTTCGTTAAGCCGGATTTTGTTTAACCGATATTGGGCGGATAGACGCTTGTAGGAACCTTCTTTCGAATTGTTGATTTCGACAATCAATTTGTCAATCCGTTGTTGTTCCTTCACGGCGGAAATAACTTGTTGCCGACGGCGGTATGTTTCGCTTTCCGCATCCGCGCTTTCCTTGTACGCTTTGGTCAGTTTGTCGGATGCGGTTGTAAGCAACGTAATTTGTTGCCGTTGTTCTTCCGTGGCCCCGGACAAATTGGCCATACTTTGCGCCGCTTGTTGGGCCGCGCCTTGAATCTTCGTCTTGGCGGATTCGTATTTGGCAATCAGTTCGTCCAATTGCGCCATCAAATTCTTTATGGAATCATCGGGCGCAATCAAATCCGAATAATGAATGGGGTTCGGGTTATCCATATCAGTTATTTTTTCTAAAAGTCCCGAATTTCGGCATTTCTCTTTCGGGACGATAAATTACTTATCTTTTCCGTTATCGTGTCTTATTTGCCCGTTTTTGGGCCTTTTCCACTTGCTTCGCCCTATCTTTCACGAATTCGAACGCGTTGTAGAACTCCAAAACCGTAAAATTCTTCGGGTTTACGTGCAATTGTTCGGACAACACCAAACAAAGGTTTTCAAATTGTCTGTCAAACTGGACCTCTGCCCCGTCCGGCCCGACGAATGACTGCGGATTGGAATACGTTATCAACGCCGTGGTTAACTTTTCGATTTCCGGGGTTTCATCCGGGTTCCTAACTCCGGCAATAATATTCTGTAAAACCGCCATCGTCCGTTGTTTCAACAAATCGTAATAGTCTTTTATCTGCGAATCCGCAAACGATGTCGGAAAGTACAATCTTAATTCCGCGTCAATTTTTTTTTTGACCGCTTCCAATCGGGCGGTCAGTTCCTTTTCCGGCGCATCTTTCAGCAATTCCGTAACCTTTGCCAATGCATCATCCGAAAGGTCTGTACAATCCTTTCCGTCAATCTTCGTGACCAACGCGGCGAACGCCCGGTGTTTGGGGTTTATCCCGTTTTGGATGAAAAACACCGTTTGGCGCAAGTTATCCAATTCTTGTTGGGCCTTATCCGCCTTTCCGTCCATAATGAAACGGCGGGCCTTTTCAATCCGTTCGTCAAACGCTTTGATGTCGGCCCCAATGCCCGAATCAATCAGCAACATTTTTTGGTATTTGTGGGAACGTTCAATCGGCAATTCGTCTATTGAATCGTACATTTCCACTTTGTGTTTCCCAATTTCGACCGTTACCATAATTCCCTTGCGATTACTGTTGAACAAACCGGCACGGCCAGTAATACCCATTGGCCAGTTGCCACACACAAAGATAGCGAAATAATCACGCCAACCCACCAACTGCAACAGAACTTGCAATTGAACATCTTTTCAAAGAATGCGTTCGGGGCGTGTATCTGCAACCATTCCAACCATTGCCATTTTACGGCAAGGCCCAAAAGGAATGCGGATGCCAATGCGACAACCGCAACCCAACATATAAATTCAATTATCATATTTCCAAATATAATTTCCGGCGGTTTTTCTCTTTCCACGGCAACACGCACCAATATCGCCTTTGTTTATTCCGGTTTTACGGCTTGCTTCGTGTACGCCGCCATAACATTTAACCAAATCGCCATTTCGTGTATAACACAAAACACGTTTCGATAATGGGTTGTTTTGCCCTAAACGTCCGCGCATCGAATTTCCGTGTGCCAACCCCTTTACCGTTATTGGATTTCTGTTGTTCTCTGAATACGTTACCCAACGCAAGTTTTCAACGGCGCAATTTTCGCGGTTACAATCCAAATGGTCCACGCACGGTTTGTTTTCCGGATTCGGAATAAATGCGGTTGCAATTAGACGATGCAACAAATAAAATTTGTGTCTGCCTTTTCCATCGAATAAAGAAACAATTGGATAACCTTTGTTGGTTTTCCACGGTTTCAAGAATTTACCGGAAATTTTACTAAAAATTCGGCCATCCGAAAAGACAGTATAATTTGGATTGATTGGTAAAACTTTTTCCATAATCATTCAAAACAAAGTTCATCAAATTCCAATATCCCATCAAATCGCATACCACAATACGGGTGCATCAAAAATTGGTTGTCAATTTCGGATAGGGTATAACCCCGGTAAATATTTTCCGCCCGTTCATAAACTTTGTTGATGAAGATGCGGCCTTGCGACAACGCCCATCCGGAACGGCCCGACAAAAGACGTAGGATTTCCGCTTTCAAGTATTCCGTGTTCCGGTTGGCCGGTTCGTTATATACCCGGGTCAAGTCAAACCAAAAGATTAGGCCGAACGGGGCCTTGATGGACCGCGCCCACGGACCGTTTTCTATTGTCTGCGGGTCCTCAATTTCGAAGAAAGAGAAATTTCCAATCTTCGAATCCGGGGAAACCTCAATGTAATCGTTTTCGCCGTGGCCGTTCCATCCGCCACAAAAAACGTTCGGGGTAATTATCTTTTTCCCATCCATCGCCTTGATAAGACGTTGGGACCGGCCAAAGGCCACATCCAACCAACTTATGTTGTTGGCCAATCCAAGTTGGATTTCGCCAATTATCCGGTCCAACATAACCGGGTTTTGAATTGTCGGGGCGTTGTTAGACATAAAGACGTTGTTTTATTTCGTTCATCAATTCGGCGTATGCGCCACGTTGTTCGAATATAACGGCCCAGTTGTCCGGCATAAGTCCGAACGTGTTGATGCCGTATTTGGCCATAATTCCGGCAGAATATGGCGTGGTCGGTACGATTCCAACGGTATCGGCGGCGAATTGTACGCCCAATTCATCGTGGAACTTTCCGTTTATGTAAAGGTTTGGCGCATCCGGGTTTCGGTTGGCCCGGTACGGGTAGCGAATCCCGGTCAGTTTCCAATCGGCATACCGCCCGGCAGATTCCCTTGAATGGAAATATCCGGACGGTTTCAAATCTTCCGAATAGTACGGGCGAATGTCCCTTCCGCTTGCGGTCAATCCTTGGAACAGTTGCATTTTCTGTAATTCCAATATATCGTCCGGATGGCGGACAATGGCATTGCGGACCAATTCGCCGGTCTGCAACCCATCGTTTACGCCTTGAACGCGTGTCCGCAAGTCATTTAGAATGCCCATATCCTTTTCTTGGCCCATTTGGGGCGATTTGCGGGCATTTCTCCGTCCGGATAAGGAATTTATCATCTTTGCGAAGAAACGCCCTTATTCGCCATTTCTCGTTGAATTAACTAAACGGTACGGTATTTAACACCGTGGTTGTTGCATTTAAGACAAATCCGGTCCAGTCCCCGGGTATCAAGTTCCAACGCCTTGTACGCTTGTTTCAGTTCGTACCCCAATCCCGTGGGCCGTCCTTGCGGCGCACCGTCCAGTTCATATAAAAGTTCGTCCCGTGTGACGTTCACTTGATTTCGGTTAACGCGGACATCCGGATTCATTGCCACGGTCCGCAAGACATTCGCGGCCACTTGCTTTTGGATTACCGTTGCAAAGATGGACCGTTGGGAAATGATGAAATCGGTAATGTCGCATCCAACCGATATTTCTGCGTTCATTCCGTAGTTCATCGTGTTCGTGTAACCGATTTGGGCAATATCGAACATTTCCGGGTATTCCTCAAAGTCCAACGGGGCGCGGATGCCGAACGGGGACACTTGCAAATACTTTGTCATTTGCCGCCACGATTCGATGGACCCGCCCAAACAAGTTTGGCAGGGTTCCACGGACCAGTCTTTCGACACGTTCAACGCCCGCATTCCGGCGGGCAATTCGTTTTGGTTATAGCAAAGGAACCACGCCCCGCCCGCATCGTTCCCGTCCCCCGGTCCGCCGGGGATATACGGCAAATACAACGGTTCGGCAAGATTGAACCATTGGAATCCGCCGTTACTGTTCGTGAACTCCAAATCAATCGTCCGCATCGGGGCGATTTGGGACGAATGGAACAGATACAGACGGACCCGCCCGGTCGCGCCGGTCATTTGCAAACCAATCCGTTCAATCTTCGTTGTCACGCCCATTGCCCGGACCGGCACGATTTCGAAACCGACAATTTTTCCGGTCGGGTCTATCGTGGCGGCAAGACGCGCGGCCCCGTCGAAGAACGTGCGACGTTCCAACAGATTCCGCGTTTCTTGTTGCAGTTGCTTTTCTTGGATGAATTGCTGAACCGCCGTGTTGATTCCGTTAATCGTCAGTTGGCGCACGAAATCGGAAACCATATTGTATTGCGCCCAATCGGTGTTGTTTGATGCGGGTTCGGAACCGGTGTTGACGGCCTTTGCCATCCAAACGGTCCCGCCGTGCTTTACCTTGGACCCAACTGGATAAGCAATGGTGTTGACCCAATCCGGATAGTTATACAAATAATCGTCCGGCATAATCGCCCGGATATTGGCCAACGTGCAAAGCGGGTGTGCGCCTTGGAATGTAAGACCGCTTTCCGATTCGCACAAATCGGAATCAATTTGGTTCTGTGGGTTGTAATCTTGTTGCCAACCGACAACGTGGGACAACGCCGCTTGGATTTCTTGTAATCGTATCATATCCGGTTTTCTTAATTGGAAAACGGGGACGGGGTTTTGTAGTCCCGTCCCCGCAAATCAGTTTGGTTTAGGTGTACCGTTAAGAAATGGCCTTGGTGTTAACCGGGTTATCTTCCGAATTAACAACTTCAACCGGCGTGGCGAACGGGTTGGCGTTGCCCGGGGCGGCGATTTCGACCTTCACGATAGGATTGGCAACCGTGGTCGGGTCGGAGTTGTACGCAACGAGGAAAGCAACGTCCACGCTGAACCCGAAATATTCCTTGACATTGCACACCATATCGGCGGACGCGGCCCCGGCGATGCCGGACGTGTCACCGACGGACGTGTAATAATGGGAACCCACGGGCAAGTCAATGAACGGCAGACGCACAACGTCCCATTCGTGGAAATTGGCCTTTGTACGGGCAAGTGCTTCGCGGTCAACACGGGTAAGAACGCCCACGTTGCCGTCGGCCACGATGTAGCCGGTCGCAAAAATGCCCTGCTCGTTGGCGATGTTGTTGGTGTAATGGAATACCTTGTTGTCGTATTCCAACCGCTTGTTGACATCGTTGTAGATGTCGTGTTCGGCCATCTTGCGCACCAACGAATCGAAACCAGCCCCGCCGATAACGTGCAACATTTCCGGGTAAGCGTTCGCCCGCATAATTGCGTTCATATCGGCCAAGAACTCCATTCGGGCGTTCCACGGGATTTGGACGGAATTGGATGTGACGGTGTAATAGAGTTGGTCCTTGAACACTTGGGTTTTGTTCGCTTCAAGGGCGGAAATTGCCAAAACGTCCATCGCGGTTGCAAGGGCGCGGCAAATCTTTTCCATCTTGCGGGCAAAATCGTGTTCGTAGGAAATCTCGTTGTTCCGATACAACTGCGGAACCATCGTGAAACCGACGGCCAACGTGACCCAGTTAACGGTGTAAAGGGCGGACGTGTTTTCATCGTCGGCAATGACGCACGAACGGACGTTGGAAACGGTCACATCGCCGTCATAGTTGATAACCGGAATCTGTACGGTGTTGCCGATGCTTTCAAAAGCACGGTCGCGCAAATTCGGGTTAATGATGGAATTGGCGGCGTTGGTTTGCTCAATGAAGAAATCCAACGCACCGTATTCCAACGGGCGGGCCATATTCCGGTCGAATTCCGGATTTTCCACGCGCCAATTCTGCAATCGGGTTGCAATAAGTGACATAATGCTAAAAAGTTTAGATTGTTAATGAATGCCGGATTGACCCTTTACCCGGTTGGATTACTTGTTTAACGGACTGGTAACGCCTTGATAACATCGTGGTTGTCCTTCCACGCTTGCGCCATCGCGTCGGCGAATTCCTTGGAACCGTTGATTTTGCCCTGCGCCATCAATTGTTTCGCAAGGATTTCGTGCGCTTCCTCTTGGGTTCTTGCGCCCGAAAGGTCGGCAATTGCACCACCCGAACCATTTCCGCCGTCCCCGCCTTGGGACCCGGCCCCGGTCTGTTTGCGTCCGGAATCCAACACACCCATTGTCGAAAGTTCCATTGCAACCAGTTCGGATGCCGTGTAAGGGTTCAAGTTGTTGTTCGGATTGCGTCGCGGTGCGCCGTTCTCCATAAACACCAACACTTTGCCGCCCTTACCATCGTCAATATATTCCGGGTTCATCGCCTTGACCTTGGCCACGGCTTGTTCGGTAAGTACGGAAATCACGGATGCGGGCAAATCGGCCTTGAATTTCAGTCCGGCGGTTGCCTTGGCAAATTCGCCGTCAATCTTCACGCCGAAAAGGGCCTTTTCGTGTTCGGATTTGGCCGTATCGTATTTGGTTTGCAGTTCTGCGTAATCACGCGTCACGTTCGCCAAATCCGTCTGCGCCTTTTCCAATGCACGTTTGGTTTCTGCGTCTGCGCCACCCTTGGCGATGATTCCTTCCAAACGGGCCTTTTCTTTGGTCAGTTCCGAAAGTTGGGTTTGCAGTTCGCTTGCGTTGCCCGCTTGCGCCTTGATTTCGCCAATGACCCGTTTGGCGTAATCGTAGGTTTTTTCGGTTCCGTTCTTTGCGATGCCGGACGCGGACAAAATGTCAGCATCCAACCCGCCATAGATTTCCCCGGTCTTTTGGCCGATAACCGACGTTTCGTCATTGCGTGACATTTCGACGATTGCGGCCTTTTGTTCGTCCGTCAATCCCGCTAATGCGGTGTTGGCGTTCAGTAATTCGGTTGTTAGTGCCATAATTCTTACCCTTTGAATTTTTGGTTAATGTCTTTTCCAGTAATCGCCACACGGGGCGGCTACGCTTCGATGGTTTCAGTCGCGGTAACGCTTTGGAGCGATGCGCCACCAAAAACGAAGGTGTACGTCCGGGTTGTGCTTACATCCGCGTAAGACGCGGAAATACACTTGGAAACCCCGGCGGCGGAACGTTGCACAACGTCAAGGATGGTTCCGGCCTTGAAACATTCGACCAATTTGGCCTTTTGGTCCGCCGAAAACGTCCCCAACGTAGTAACGTCAATGAATAAATTGTCTTGTTGTGCAATCTGTGGCATAATACGTTTTGTTAATTGGTTAATCGGTTTCTTTCTTGGCGCGGCCCGGTTTCTTTTCCGGTTCCTTTTCGGCGGCTTCGCGCTTGGCCATTTCCTTGGCAACGGCGGCGGCTACGGCGGCATCGAATCTTTCCTTTTCGGCCTTTTCCTTTGCTTCCGCTTCCGCCTTGGCCTTTGCTTCGGCGTTGGCCTTCTGTTCACGAATCCAGTCATTCGGATTGTGCAAGATGGTAAGGTCATAACCTTGTTTGCGCAAACTGTCTGCAACATTGGTTTCGAACACCTTCTTGCCGAACTTTTGCACCCGGGGTTTGGATAGTCTTACGCCGGTCTTTTGGTCAAACAACCGGACCTCAATAACGGCGTGATAGGCCATTTCTTCGCCCTTGGGAACAATGTAGTTTTCCGGTGTCAGTCTTTCAATTGGGGTGTCGCGCCCGTCTTTTGTAATCATCGTTCACACGGTTTTATTAGTTAAACTTGGGCCGGGGCCGGTTTCTGTTCGTCAGCATACCGGCGGAATTCGGCCATAATTGTTTCAATCTTTTTCCGGTAATTGATTTCCGAACCAAAGTCCAAAATGTTCGTGTTCTCTCTTTCAAATCTGCGTACAAAATTAGGGAAATTCAATTTTATACGCAAATCGGTTTCGGAAACAAGATTATTGGAAAACAGTTCGGAAACCTCTTGCCGGGAAAGATGGCGGAACGGTTCAAGTTCTGCCAACACCAACATACGGCGCAATTGCATCGGGTCGTTTCTGTATTCCGTCTGCAAGATTTGGTTTTGCATCATATCCAGTTCGGATTCCGACGCACCCGCTTCTTTCGCGGCCTTGTAACGCTTCCGCAATTCGTCCGTGGAATAAAGGTAAAATTCCGTTCCGTAGTTGATTTTGGCGGAAATGAAATACCGTCCATAGCGCAACCGGCAAATGGTTTCATCCACCCATTGTTGGGCCAGTTCGAAACCCTTCTTTACCCGGTTCAACACGGTTGTAACGCTTTCGAAATTCGCTTGCACTTGTTGTTCGTTGAACGCATCGCGGTTCGTTACGATTTCATCTTGGCCGACAACCGCCGTAATGATTTCTTCACGTAACCGCTTTTGTTCCGATACGTTGTATTCAAGCGCGTTTTTGTCAACGGTCAGCATTTGAACGGGGTTCCGCAAATCGGGTTGGTTTTCCGATTCGTTGGGGACCGGGATTTCTACGAATGAACCGGCCCCGATAATGCGCTTATTACCGCATTTCGGGCAACGCAACAATAACCCGGCCATATCCAACCGGTAATGGCCTTGTTTGTCGCGCAAGAAACCGCCATCGCAATAATCGCCATTCTCTGCATTCGAAAAGTCGCAACTTTGTTCATAGCCGGACAGAATGGGATATGAACCCATAAGGTCCAATTGGCGTTTGGAAATGTGGAAGAATTCGAACCAATCCAAACTTTCCAGTTCGGCGGACAACGGGGATGCTTTCACATCCGGTTCGTCCAACGAAATGGGTTCATTCCAAAAGAATCTTGCGGGCGTATATCCCAAATCGTGCCGTGCTTCGATTTTCGGCATACCGACCAACTGGCCCGTGTGCTTCTTATCGTCCCAAACCCGGAACGTTTCATCGTCCAACACCACGATTTCATCCTTCCGACGGAAAACAATAAAGTCCATTTGGCCCGTTGTCGGGTCGGCCTTGTATGTAATCACATCGTCAATGGGCAACCAGTAGAAATACGGTTCCGGCAAGTCGGTTGTCTGTTCCCGGGCCACGTCAACGATAAGAACGGAATTGATTTCGGATTTGAAAAATTCCCATCCTTTCGTTTCCCACACGTCGGGTTCGTTCAACTTTTCTTGTCTGTACCGTTCCCAATCGTCGCGTTGGGCGGAATTTGCGAATTGGTAATTGAACGCGGGGTTGCGACCGTCAAATATGCGGCTTAATTTGTCAAAGCATATATCCGTTATCTCATTCGTTTTGATGGGATAACGGAACAACGCCTTGAAAAGAACAAACTTATCGTGCGGCAAGATATTTTCCACGAACGCAAGGAATTGCGTTAGCGGAATGGAAATGTATGGCGAATTAAAAGACGTTACCCGTTTAACCGTGTGAAACTTGATGCGCATTTGGTGCAGTTTCGCACGGGAAAGAACGGCGGAACGCTTATTTTCCGCTATTTCCTTTTTTATCTTTCCGACATCGTAACCCATATTCCAAACCAAATTCGAATTTAGATTCTTCCGGCAAATGCCAACCGCCGTTGTTCGGCATCCGCAATAATCGTTCAGCGTGGGAAAATTCAAATTCCCGGGTAACGCCGTTTGCAACTAACGTTACCGTTGTTGTCTTGGCGTTCATACGATTAGGATGCGGGGACCAAATCGGTCAGCGGGTTAAAGTCGGACGGCGTGACGATAACCAAATCGTCGGAATAGTTGTCCGGATATTGCCAAGAAATCGCGTTGGAATCCTTCGCGTCGAAATTGCCGTGAATCAGCGAACCGATGAAAAGGCCACGAATCGGAATCGGGTAATAGGTGGTTGCGGTGGTTTGGTCCTGCAACGCTTGGATTTTGCCGTTTTCGTCGAACAAGAAAACGCCAAGGTTTCCGGCTTGCGCTTCACACATAAGTTCCTTCATTGCCTTAATGACGGACTGGGGAACGGAACGCAGTTGGCCGTCGAATTGAACGGGATTGCCGCCCAACACTTGCGCGATGCCGCCCAAATCATCATTTCCGCCGGATGTCATACGGGCATCTCCGCCGGAATCTGCGGGCGCGTTGATGTACGGGGACACGACGATTTTGGAACCGTCTGCCGCCGACAGTAACGCGGTCCATTGGGCCTTCAATTTGATGTTATCCACGGCGGGCGTTCCTGCCGCTTGACCGGTAAACGCGTTGCGGGTTCCGTCGGCCTTAACCAAACGTTGGAACGCGACCTTTTGAATTTGGCCAAAGTTTTCCGGGCAAGTAACGGCGGGGATGGTCGTTAATGCGGTGTTGGCCGGGCATTGACAAATAAGTGACATAATGCAAAATGTTTAATTGTTAATGGTTGCACGGTTTACCCTTGACCGCTTTCGATGCAAAAATAGTTATTTTTTTCAAAAATCGCCTTAAATCCAATTTCTTTTACAAAATGTGTAATTCCTTGGATTTTCCATTAAAGTCGCTGAAATCGCCCCAAATCGGCCTTAATGGACCCGAACCCCACGGTTGGCGGCTCCGTATGGTTTAATGTTGCCATCTGCAATTTCCTTTTCATAAATTCCGGTCAGTCCATCCGCATCATCATCGTGTGCGTTTGCGTCGAATTTGCGCAAGAATGCCGTAATATGGTTATAGAATTTCGGATAACGTGTTTCCCATCCGAACGGCATAACGATATGTTGATTGACGAACGGGGCGTTAGTGACAATCCGGGATTCCTTGTTTTGTCCTTGATAGAACGGAACCGTTAGGGCGCGAACCTTCTTTTTCACTTGCTTTTCAAACTGGGAACCGCCGTTATTAGATTCTATCCACGCCTTTTGCACACCGTTCGCATTGATAAGACGGGGAACGGTAACGGTTGTTACGTCCGTAGATTCGTCGGTATATTCAATGTCAGTAATCAGCGCAAACAATAACGGTTCGAACCGCTTGTTATGCTCATTCCAAATTTGGTTTTCGGATTTGTATATGTCATACGATGCGGCAAAACAAAAATCGTCCCCTTCGTCCGCCACATCCACATAGCAACCCGAACGGATATATTGGCCCCAATCGTCCTTTTCTACCCACGTCTTGAACGGTTGGTACAACTTACCTTCTGCATTGCCCGGGTCCCCTTGATACAGACATTGGAAACCAACCGGGTCCAACTGTTTCAACGCCAATAGACGTTCCAAGGAATGCCGTTTTTCCCAAAGAGGTGTTCCCGGTTCCCGGTTGTCTATTTCCGTGGCCGGTCCCGTCTTGATTGCTTCGAAATTGACCAATACCCACGTATCGTTCGGTACGTTTTCAAGGGCGGCCCACGATTCGGCAAATATGACCTTTTCCGATTCAATGATTTTTCCAATAATATCGTCCGGATGCCATCGCGTGAACACAATTAATTGTTGCGAATCATTGTGTAAACGGGTCCGGGCAACTTTCGTGTACCAATCCCACGCCGTTGCACGTATCTGCGGGGAATTCGCTTCTTGGGAATCTTTATACAAATCATCGAAAATCATTACGTCCACGGTTTTCGATGTCAGCGAACCGCCACGGCCAACCACGCGCAACGAACCAGTATGGTTTACGATTTCGAACACGTCCGAATTACGCAAATAGTTGTTCGCAACAGTAACAACGTTGGACCCGTTCAATACGGTTTCCGGAAATATGTTGCGGTATTCGTCGCAATCAATCAGTCTTTGAACATCCCGGTTAAAGTCCTTTGCGATTGTGGCCGCATACGAACAAATGGCAATCTTTATGTCCGGGTACAATCCCAACATTTGAGCCGGTAAGAAACGCGACGAACCTTGCGATTTACCGTGTTGGGGCGGTGCTTGGATAATTAGGTTTTTAATCTGTCTTTTGGCGAACCGGTCCAACACCTCATAATATGCACGATGGAACGGCGTTGGTTGGAAGGACGCTTGCATATACTGGGCAAACCAAATCAGTTTGCGCCGTGCGCCCTCTTGTAAAAACAATTCCGGGTGTTCTGTCAACATCCGGGTTATTTGCATTGTATCAACATCCATTATGCAATCGGCCAAAGTTCACGAAAATTTTTCCATTCATCACACCAAAGAACACAACCAATTCCGACGCGATAAATAGCAAATCCAACAACAATTTTTCGTTGTAATTTATCCCAATTTATTGTTATGTACGGCAATTTCATAATTCAGTCATTTAGGGCCGGAATGTGTTTGCAAAACGGATTCGGACACATACCTTCTATTCCATCGCCGTAGAGCAAGCATACAGAACAAATAGCAATATCCCGCAAGTGCCTACCCTCCAACGAGTGCGGAGAGTGTTCTTCCATCATTTTGTCAAGCCATTCAATGTCTTGTTTTACCAGACCTTCGTAGGCCGATTTGTCCATTTTCATTCCCATATTTCAATCAATTAGGGCCGAAAATCTATAAGTCCCTATCGGAATTTATAGGTTTCTATTATTCTTTTAGTGCCGACATTCAAGATAAATAGCAAATGCACCAATTAACCAAACGGCAATAATCGCAACCCATTCGGCCCAATCTTCAAAATCGTGTTTTCTTTTCTTCATATTTCGATAAAAAGGCCCGCCGGGTAACGGGCCGGTTTCGCCCCCGGCGGACCTTAACGCGGTCAAAAGGAATTTCGCTTTTCAATTCGGTTTTTCCGGCCAATTATTTTTCATTTATCGCGTCAATAACTTGCGCCAAAAGAGAATCCGGGACGTTTGACAAGGTTATTCCCGGCTTTGATTCTGTTTCAATCTTGCCGGTCAGTTCTTGGATATGTTTGTTCGAATATTCATCCGGCGCACGGTTGCACAACGCAAAGATTATGGCCGTTGGATTCGGGGCGGCTTTCTTGTGGACCACTTTGGTTTTCACAACAACCATTTCGCCGTTCTTATCCAATGCGGATTCGGTTGTGGTTTCGTCCCATTCATAACCACGAACCAGTTCCAACAAAGAACGCTTGCAGTCCACGACCAATTGGGAATCGTAATATTCTTGATATTCCCGTTCGGCCTTTTTTACCCGTGCATTAAATTCAGCATCTTCGTTAAAATGCTTATAAAAAGTTGTATGGGAAACGCGGGCGGCGGTGTACGCGTCTTTGTAGGATTTACCCGTGGCGATGGCCTTGCACATAATATCCACTTTGGCATCGGTCCATTGGGGTTTCCGTCCCTTTCTCTTTGGTTCGGTTGTGTTAGCCATAATTCGTTGGTTTTTGCAAAGATAATCAAAAATTCGATATATGGGAATACCGGGCGTTAATTCGTCCGGTAATATCCCCTTTTGTCACATAGCACGTACTTTGCGCATTTATCCGTGGGCCATACGATATGCCGGGATTTTTCGCACGTCCCGGGTCCATCCATATAATGTTCCGCTTGGAAGAATTTGCAAGTGTCGCACGTTTTTGGTCTTGCCATAACTTTCTTGAATTATTCTTGTACTTTGTTCTCTCTGTGCATCGTATAGAGAACAAGACAGATTGCGCCGCCAAGGAACCCACACACCAACCCAACCACGGCGGCAATAATGATTGTTAAGATTGTTTTCATAATGATTCCAGTTTTTCGGTTAGTTCCCTTAATGCGTTACACGAAGCAATACCGCCAATAGAATGTCTTGCCGTGTGTCTTTCCTTTTCCGATTTAATCAATTCTAACAACGATTTCGTACTGATATATTCTTCTTCCCCCGGCGCGGATGTTGGAATACTACTTGCTTGCATCAGTCCAAGATGGTGTCCGATATGTATATAAACCTTATTTTTCATTGCTTTTTCTTTAATGATTCTAACCTATT